TTGTTACTTGATCATTAAGTTCAAATAGTTGTGCTTCTGCTGCTTTCTGTAGTGCTTGTTCAATTGTTAAGAATAGTCTTCTAACATTGATTCTATCAAAGGCAGATGCATAACCTAAACCAGTCTTATCTCCAAAGAGCATAATACCAGTTCCAGGCTGATTAACTATAGAGTTAATTCTTAGTGGATAAAGTTGATCTCTTTGTGCTTTATCTGGGTTGTATGCAAGTTTAATTGCATTATTCAAGATTCCTCTCTGCTGACCAGCAGGTGAGAACCAAGGATAAGCATTAACTGAAGTTCTTACCATCAATCCAGCAACGTCTCCATTAGTTGGTATCCAACGGAACTTGTTGTTAAATCTATCATATGTGTACTTGTAACCAGTATCAAATACTGCATATGATGAAGATGCTAATGAACTATAGAACTTGATTACATTATCAGTCTGTGTATCTGTATTTGTTATATCTACAACGTCTGTTCTATGAGGAGAAATAGTTGCCATACAATCCTTTCTTGCACCAGCAATAGAGATTAATCTACCTGCTTTTGCTTGAGATTGTGCTTTATCACTCAATCCAGGACCACCTATTAGATAATCAACTGCTATCTCATCCTTATTCTTGAATAAGTTATAAGATGTAATTAGATTGCCAAGGGTTGCTTGGTATCCACCAGTAGCAGAATAATCTGCTCCAGCAGTTAATGTGTAGGTGTTATTTCCAATAACATTGAAAGTAATACCCTGTGCATTTCTATTCCAACCACCAGAAGCAGCAGTAATAGCTGTGTATCCAGAACTAAAGTCTGATGCAGCTTTAAATCCATCTGAACCATCAGAAGGATCATCTCCTGCATAGATGTAATTAGAATAAAGTGCTACATAATCCTTATAGTATATCTTCTGTGGTGCATTTTCTGAGGAAACTGCATCTGATGCCTTAGAAAGATTTAGACTTTTCTCAAGAATATTACCCTGTATACCTGTTACATCTCCAAGGTCATCTACAACAACAATATGCAATCCATCATTCTTAGATGATCTATCTGATGCCCAGTTACTTGTATCTGGTCTAGGTGAAATTGATTTCCAATAAACAGTAGAGTTGGTAAGACCCAATGTTTGCTGATCATACCAGTCTTTAGCATAGTTACCTCCTACTAAAGCAAAGGTAGCAATACCTACAGCAGATGAATTTATAAAGCTAACACTATTACCTGCTAATATTGACCTTGCTTGATCACCTTGAGCATAAGTAACAGCAGTTGAGACTCCAGCAGTTGTAACCCTTTCTACTATCTTAATATCTGCAGTTGTTGCTCCAAGACCAGTAACAATACCCTTAAGATATCCAGTGAAGTTTGAAGTATCACCAGAACCAGCAACTACTTGATTGGTAAGTGAAACAGTTACACCAAATCCAACACTAATACCAGCAGTAGTTCCTATTCCTAGAATCTGGTCTGCAGCATTGTCAATTACACAAACTTTAAGATTGTTTGCCCAAGTACCAGGTGTCTTAGCAGCATAACCAAATGTCTGACCTACACCAGCATAGTTTGCCACATAGTCATCATAGTTCTTGATCTTAAGATCAGTAACCACAGTTTGGTGTGATCTATTGCCATTAGCATTGACTAGATCGTCATCATCAGTTCTTACTACTTTAAGGACTCCTCCATAGGTAAGAAAAGATGCTGCTGACATCCAGTACTCATATTGTGCATCAGTACTAATTGGCTTACCAAATGTATTGATGAGTTGTGTTTCTGTAGTGATATCAGTTGGTTCATCGATAGGTCCAATCTCAAAAGGACCAGCGATTGCTCCAATATTATCTAATACATTTTCTGCTCTTCCTACAGTCAGATCCACCTCTCTGGTTAATACACCAGGAGATAATTGTGGAGTCGCCATGTCGTCTAGCCTCGTCTCAGTTTATCTGAAAATATTTATTGTTTTGGATGTTTTCATTGGGGAAACAATACATGAACACTACCAATCTGGATAACTCCAATCTGAGTGAGGTTGTTGTTTCTTTCTATTTTCTACAATTCTTCTTACAGTACATACTTTACATTCATATGAATAAGCAGATGCTAATGTTCCTCTATCTTTCCTAGTTAGATAAAATCCATCTATTAAATTTTTAGTCTCACCACATACTCTACATTTTCTATCAGAAAGTAATAAATGTCCTAATCGAATCTGACTATCAATTTCCACTATCTATATTCCCACATGTAAGATCTATCTCCATATTCATCAGTATTCCAATTACCAGGAGTTCCTGCTAATCTATCCAATTCCAAACTTCCATTATCCATTGTTCTCCAAGTATCTCCATCTGCATCTACAAATGTATCATCATCCAATCCATCCATAATAAAACCAAATGGAGACATATCTTGTTCTATCTGATTCTTCTGCTCCTCATATAATCTTTTTCTTACATCTTGGTCAGTGAGTTCCTTAAAGTAATCTTGTGCTACTAACCATGCATATATGACAAGACACATAGCAAGATCATCATTACATCCTTCCTCTGCCTCAAATGAATTGTGCTTTTGAATGAAGGTTGTTAATTCACTCAATATCTCATAATCTTTAAAAGCAAGTTTATCTTCTTCTATCAAAGTCTTTAAGTTAAGAGCACCTACTTTCTTTACAGTCTTGGACATCTTAACTCCTAATTGAGTCTTTTTGCCAGAGAATCCTTGACCTACAATCTGACCTGCTCTACCCCTCATAGAACACATCAATAGATTTTCAT